TGCCTCGAATAAATGCCGGCGAACGCATAATATATGCGGTTTGAGAGGGACATTCTATTTTAATTTTTATTTTGGAATAGGCTAATGTTGATGTATGTATGGCGTATTCAGCATAGGTTTCGTTATTTACTGCCCGCGTTTCAGATAGAAGTACACTATTGCTTGTATCCAGCACATACACATTAACACTTGTTCCACAATAACTTTGGCGTATATTGAAGGATGTACTTCCATATATATTAAATGCAGATAGATTTGTGCAAGCCCATGTATTGACATATTCCCATCCGTAAGAATCTGCCGAGCAATCGCTTCCCGCATCAGTAAAAGAGGCAAAATTCCCCTGGAGCAAATGAATACTACCAGCAACATTTGTTGAAACATTCGTCAATGTCCCCGCCCCCCACTCGGTCGAGCTTCCGGTGGTTTCGGTGACTGACCACGTGCTTCCCTGAACACTGCCTACTGTCAGGGCGGTGCTTAAACCGTCGCTGGGGCCATTTGAGGAAATTGTGCCCAAGTCCCAATCGGTCTTTGTGGTCTGCGTATTGCTCTTTTCCTCGCCCTCTACAAGATTTGAAAGAAAAATCTTTATTGGAAGGCTTATTTTTTCAAAGATTGAACCGTCCGTGCGATAGTAATTATTGTCATTCCCCTTAAAATACAGGTATCCCATGTAATAAACCATTGAAAAAGCATCTCTTTCCCTGACTCCCAGCTTGTCAGTCAATCCCATGCACTTTGAATTGTATTGGTTGTCAATGAAGCACGATGATATGGAATTGGTCTTAAAGACAAACATTCTGCCCATCACGTACTTTATAGCAACCACCTTATCACCTGGCAGGCCGGAATCATCCCAGAACGGCGAGTAATCGTATTCGTCTATGTCAAAGGTATCGAAGTCATTGGCGGCCGAATAATAGACACGATTGGGATAAGCGGTCACGCCTGTTATTGCCATTCTCTGTGGAGTGAATTCAATCTGCGTGCCTGCCGGAGCCTGTGGGATATCAGTGCGGGTAGTGCCGTTATATCTCCAAATACCGGTATTATTTGAATCAGCGGCATAGAGATACCCTTTGGAGTTCTCAAAATCCCATGTGGTTCCATTTGTGGCAGTCGTTATGAAATTAGTGTAAACCGCTCCGTTTACCGACTTGCTGACATACACGTCATGGGATGCGATGCGTATATCGTCGCCGCTTGAATTCTTGAAATAGTGATATGCTGTTACAGGACTGGTGGTAATTGTAAGTTCATGCGTCTGCACAAATCCTGGGCGCTGCCTGAGCGATATTCCGGTCTCGGATGATTCCACGTTCAGGCAGTCCTGTGAGCGGTGGCCGGCTATAAGAATGGATGATTGACTGTCATCTGTCCCGCCCCATTTCTGAATGGAACCCTGCTGGGCATGGGCGGTATTAAGGAAAAGACTTAGAATCAATAAATACATTGCCTTCCCCCGCGCAAGCGCAATCTCTTATTGGCGGTGTTCTTGAAAGTGCCAACTATCTTATTGTTAAAACTGTTCACTTCCATCTGATGAAATCTGATTTTTTCAAGCAGAGGCGGGGTCATCTCACGGTATTGCAGGAGATTCTGAACAACATCATGCACAAGCACCATGTGATAGGGAATCAGCAGGGTATGAGCATTGAACGGCACGGACGTTGATAATGACAGGCTGGCCGGTTTGACAAGGTATAAATGCTTGCAGTTATCAGTGCCGGAGGCGTTTGGCTTGTAATTGAATCCTATCTTCTTTGTGTCAGGGTCTTGGGCGTCGGTATAATACTCTGTCGGCGTGCCCTCCAAATCATCCCATGATTCACCTGCGTAAAAGTCCAGAGTCTTCTTGCTGGTCGGATTTAAGGGATTGCCGTCTATCTTGACGCCAATAGACATCATGTAATCGGTTGGCAGGTCATACTCCCTTGTCCCAGCAACTATGCTGAACGTATGAGTATCCTGCAAGCACCTGGTTTCAACGACAATCCTGTCCTGTGCGGCGTCCAGGTTGTCGTCTATCTGCGTGGTGGTGAATTCCTGATTAGAAGGGTCTCCCAATCGGCTTGAAATCTCTACCTCAAGTTCGGCACGAGTCATATTTTCCCTCTTTCACGAAATTTTTGAGTATTTCCAGATATTTTCCGGCTGTTTTATTGACTTCAAAGCTATTCTTTACGCTTTCAAAGGCATTTTTCCCCATCTCCTGCCTTAACTTCTTATCCTCTATCAGCGCGGATAAATGCTCTATCCACTCGCCCACCGTATCGGCCTTGAATCCTGTTTTGCCGTGTTCAACGGTATCTGCGAAATGGCCGATATTACTGCATACCGATGGAATCTTCAGGGCAGAGTATTCAAGCCAGCGTAAATTCGTTTTCGCATTATTAAATGAGCAGTCCACCAGAGGGGCTATGCCTATGTCAAATTCATAGGAAGCCATGAACCTGGGATATTCCAGTATGAACCGCCAGTCATGAGTGTGAAAGACGCCCTGCTTGTCCTTGAGAAAATTGGGCACTCCGTGAATGCAGTAGAATTTACATTCATACTTATTCAGGACTTTATCCAGAGCTGGCCAGACCATCTCCAAATCCTCAGAATGCGTGCCTCCGCCTATCCAGCCTATCCTTAAAACAGCATGTTTAACCGGCTTCGGCTTCCATAAATTAAAATCTATGGAATTGGGAACCTCAAATATGTTCTTGTTGTATTCGGAATAGACCTTTTTCAGAAAAGGAGTAGTAACTATCATGCCGTCGGATATCTTCATCTGCGACAATGCGAAATGCTCAAGGTCGCTATTGGGGAAATAAACCTCTGAACCGGCATTGAATCGCGGGATATTATAGACATAATCGTCTATTTCCATGAGAATAGGCTTTCCGGTTATTTTCTTCACAGCCTCCACCAGCGAAAGTGCCATGGGCGTGCATACCATTCCAAAGACTGTTACGTCAGCGCACCTCACTAAATCCTCTATTTCAACCCTGACCCTGCGATTGGTGTAGCAATCCTGCATCCAAGGATGGACATTGTTTATTTCTGGCTGCCAACAAAAAAATGCCACGTCCACGTTAGGAATCTTGCGCAATGCTTGGGCAAATGCCCACATCCTATAGTAGACAACGCCCGAATTCATCGTCGGGATGAAAGCTATTCTAAACGGTTTCGAGTTCTGTAAGTCGTTCGCCATGTTCTTCAAAGTATTTCCCCTTGAGTTTGTATACATCTGTTGCGTTGCGGATTAAAGACACGCTGTCCGATAACTGCCGATATAGATATAAAACTTCCGTCGTATAATTAAACTTTATTCCGGCATGGAATAAATCCATCTGCAATTTCCAGTCATCAAGTCCCAGGTCGGCGTATTCATCGGCTGAATACTTGAATGTCTCAGTGATTTTCTTCGGATATGCCATGGAAGAATGTCCCATATACGTCATGCCTGTCTTTTTTACCATCTCGTAATCAAACGGTTTGGCCTTTATCTGGTCAACCACCTCAAAGAAGTAATCGCAAACCGCAAAACTGCCATAAAATAGGCCCGTATCAGGATTGCGCTTAAAGTGGTCGTATGTAATGGCAGCCCTCTTGGGCACGTTCTTGTCATCAGCGTCAAGCACGCAGATTATGTCTGCCGATGCTTTTGAATTGCCGTAATTCCTGGCAAATGACCTGCCCTGGTTACTGCCCAGCCTCAATGAAACTATGCGTGAGTCTTTCTTGGACAGATAATCCATAAGCCTGGGAGTGTGGTCTGTTGAGCCGTCATCAACTACGATTACCTCAATTTCCTTTAAGGTCTGTTCAAGGCATGAGTTTATCGCCTCACGCAAAAAAACCTCTTTATTGTAACTCGGTATGACGAAAGAAATTAAAGGCTTAGTTTTACTTTCTGTTTCCATGATGAACCTCGTTCTAAGATTGAATTGATTGTTTCCTTATAGGTATCCCATGACAGGAGTTCAGAGTAATACTCACCGGCCTTATGGCCTGTTTCATCCTCTTTCAGCCCTCTGTATATATCCTCCACGCCCCGCACTCCGGCAACCAGCTCCTTGCTGAACGCTGATATGTCCTTATCCTCTATGTATCCGGCGTATGGTTCAGGGATATTGGACATCACCCGCCTGCCCGCCAGCAGGAATTTCTTGCAGGGTTCGTCCAGTATGCCTGTGGTTGTAAGCCTGACAAACAGCGAGTACCTGGCCAAATCAGCCATGTTCTGCAATTCAACGAACTCAATATCAGGCAGGGCGTCTATGATTGTCTTGAAGAACTTTTTATATGGGCTGTCAACATCATAAAGCACCGTGAACTTATCAGGTTTAACGTATTCCTTGTCAATGCTGTCAACCGGAAGTTTGACCACAGTTGAGCGAATACCTATTTTCTCCAGCATCTTTTTTGATTTTACGGATTCGCAGATATTGACGTATCTCTGCAATACCTTTGACAGATTGAACGCGGCATTCAATGGAACAGCGTCATAAAGGGCCTGCACGTCGCCGCCAAGCCAATGAATGACCTTGCGCATGTCCTCAGTGCCGCGCTTGAATACTTCCGCGTGATTCATGGCATCCTGCGAATAAAAGCCAAGCAGGTAGACCATCTTGTAGTTATGGACGTTAAATGAAGGCATAAAGCTGAAATCGGCATTGTCAAGGTTCTTTGCTATGGCTATTGCGCGTTCAGGGGTAGCCAAAGACGTAAAACATACAGGCTTGTCTTCAATGCCGTGCTTGGTCTTTACTGCGTTCTTTCTTTCCATCCATACCTTCGGATGACAACCTTTGCCGCTTATGCTCTCGGCATGGGGGACTTCGGTAACGAATCGCACCCCGGGCAGGTACTTGCCCTTATGCCCCTTCTCAGCAAGGGTAAGCCACAAATCCCAATCCTGCAAGGATTTAAGAGACTCATCGAATCTTGGTTCAGCTTTAACGCGCACCGGCGACATGGTGGAAATGTAGTTATTGCATTTCAAAAGCCACATATCGAACTCCTGGCCGTTGACCCCGCCCATCTCAGCCACATTGAATCTATAATCTGAATAAACGAAATCCACGTCGGGATATTTAGCAAGAACATTGGCCCAATCCTGCAAGGCTCCTGGTTCAAGATATACGTCCGAATCCAGAAAAAGCACCAAGTCTGTTTTTAGTATGTCCCTGGCATAATCCATACCTATGTTCCGGGCATGGCATGCTCCGGTGTGTTCGGATTTGAGCACATGCACACCGTCAAATTCCTTGAGTATCTTTTCAACCGCCTCATCCGGCCCGTCAAGGACAACAACTACGTCCTTATGCGGATACTTCTGCTCAAGAACAGAGCGCAGACACTTGGACAGGTATTGTCCGGTCTGATACACCGGTATTACGATAGAATACGTGAGAGCATTTTCTTGCATAAACCTTCCTTTTTACCATTGAATTTGTACCGCTTAAATACCTCCGGCTTAAAATCAGTATCCTCAAAGGCGAAATCAACGCCGTTCCATTGGCCGTCTTTCAGGGAAACACGCGGGTGGCTGGATGCCAGTTCTACATATTGTTTTTCTTCCAGTCCAGGGTAAGAGATTTTCAGCACCTTCAGCATCCTGTCATAGCGGCGTTCATAGGGCTTGGTATCGCAGTAATGGCATATTTCAATAGGGGTATCCTCTATCTCATAGGGCAGGTGTTCAACAAGCTGATGGGCGACGTGCTGATTGCCGGTTATGTCCCTGAAGTACAAGTCCTCATGCGCTGTGCCGTAATATCCCCAATAATGCAGGTCAAAGGCATTTTTGAAAATTGTATACCACCTGTCTCCACGTCCCCTTGTGATTATCTTATTGCCTTCAGCGAAACTTCTTACCTTATAGCTATATCGCATGGCATTGCTTTCCAGCGACGGCTTTATCACCTGCGGATTGAGGCAAAGCATATCAGGATGAATGAACCAGATATATTCGCTTTTGCATTGTGCCAGTGTCCAGTTGAACAGCCGGACATAATCATCCTGTAAATCCTTGCAATCTTTATCCAGAAAGAGTTTTATCTTTTTATCATGGTCATATTTTTTTTGGATATACTGAATTATTTCAATCGTTCCATCTGTGCTATTTCCGTCGGAAAAAACCAACTCATCAACAAAGTTCAGTAAAGACATAACATGATGTCCTATGAACTCCACTTCGTTCTTCAAAATAGTGAAAGTGCTTATTGTCATTTCAGACTATTTCTCCCTTGATGGCATCAAAAAATTCTTGAAACAAACTTAAATTACTTCCGCTTAAACTAATTACTTTGATAATAGTCTCTCCGGTCATTGACTTTTTCCTGGACAAGGCATGTTATTTTTCCCCTACCATATTTAAGGAAACAGGTATCCCATTGCCATACATTAGCGTACTGCATCCATCCAGTCCGAATACCTCAACGCGTTCAATACCGTAAAATCCCGCTGAACGCATGGCCTGTTCAAGCGTGTATGCCGTAAAACAAACATAATGAAATCCCTGCTTGTCATTCTGGTCGCCATAGAGGATATTGGTAACCCAGGGATTTGACGCCCCGTTCTCCGTGCCCTTTATAATGTCCACTATAACCTCAAGGTCAGGCACGGATACCATCAGCTTTCCGCCTTTTGCCAGTACCCTGTGCCACTCTTTGAGCACCTTTACGGTATCCTTATGCGAGAAATGCTCAAGTATATGACTGGCGATAATCTCACCTACGGATTCGTCGGTGAACCTCGATAAATCAGTTACATCGCCTATGAAATCAACTCCAGGGTAATCCACACGGTCAAAGTTCATAAAACCTTTAACCTTGCGGTCATTGGAACCCAAATTGAGCTTGAGCAATTCCTGTGCCACTGGCATTTAAGTTTTTCGCCTACTTAATCAAAAATTCAATACAGCGCGCCTCCACCGTGGCAGCAGCATTATTGGATTGACCAAGTCCATAAAGTGAGCCCACCAAAGCCCCCTTAATGGGAAATACTCCCTGCGCATTAGCTGTGGCGGTTCGCACTTCATAGCCGGTGGTTACAAGCGTGGAAGTATTGCTGCCTACATAAATATTATAGGCTTCCGATATGTTTTGACACCGCGCATCCATTCTATTCTTATCAGCGGCAAGAATCTGGGTTGCAGTGGTTGTGCTTACATTGACAACCGAAGTTTCTACAATATATCCCAGAGCTATCGCTGTGGCAGCCTCATATCCCTGCTCGGCTATTGCTATTTTGGATATAAACAAAATGCCGATACAAAAAGTTCCAACAACGGCCAATAATAACTTTTTCATTTCATCTCCTTTTGTTTTTAGACCTTTATCGGGTAATATCCCGAATTATGGTTGTGCTTGCGTTTGGGGGCGCGTTCCGGCAACGCTTTAATGCTGGGCGTGTGCTTCGCCCATCTTTCGGCAGTGCCCTTGGGAATTTCGCCCCTTTTCTGGGCCGCGAACATAAATTTTCGCTGGCGTTGACTTTTGAAGGGCATATCTGCGCCTCCTGCAAAATGTCGCTGTAATCGTTGTAAATTACACGTTTCATAAAAAAAGAAATTGGATAGGGGAAGGGGCATCTTCCCCCCACCAATAACGACTTACACCAGTTAAGACGTTACGCTAACTCATATCTGCTCATGAGTTAAAAGTATCCGCCCAGCCGATGGATTTAAGCACGCTGCACCCTGGATAAACTTGAAGGTGACCGTTGAGTACATGTCGAACGGATTCGACGTGTCGTACTTGTTGGGACGCTTCACGATTATCTGGGTTCCCGCGCCCTCTGCCTCGGCGCAGCCGAATGCCTGCTTGCCGAAGATGAACGTCAGGTTTACGCTGTGAGCTGCCACTGCGTACCTGGGCTGGTCTGTGGTGTCAAGGAATCTTACCTTATGCACCAGTCCAACCTCGTGCTTGTACATCGTCTCCTTCGCCTGTTGATACTGATTCCAGGTTTTCCATGCGCTATCACGCATGAAAGTGGAGACGAACTGCGGGGAAGCGATGCCGACGTAACTGCCGTCGTCAAATGGTTCCGCGTTCAAGACACGAAGTTTATTGACCACTTTGCGGGTAGCGTACTCTGAAGCCCTTGAAGACAGGCTTGGAGCTGATTTAAGCACTGCCGACAGTCTTGTGCAGCTCGTCCCGAATATCGCCGGGAACACGAACTGATTGCTGCTGCCGCTTGTGCCGGTTACAGCGCAGAAAGACGACGCCTGCGCGCTCATGTAGGCCGAAAGAATCTTCGTACCTGCATTTGCCGCCAGACTTGCCTTAAAGACACCCATCTGGAGAACTAAGTCCAGGGAGCGTCTTGCGCAGTCACTTAGCACGTCAACAGCGCCGTTTACAGTGCTGCTGATTGCAGTGAGTTCAACCAACTCTGCGGGTTTGACACCGCGTCCGTATTCCGCTATGGTCGCCGTCACCCTTCGTGAAGACATAGCCACCAGGCTATTTGTCGTTCCTTCGGATAACGCCGCCGTAACAGGAGTCAGATTGGTCCAGGCGTTCCAGTAAATCGTCTTACCTTCGCCTTTGGGCAGAGAGGTCTTCTCAGCGAACTGATAATACCTGCTCTGCGGAGTCATTCTGTTCAGCAACCTTTTGCTGTAATACGAAGACATCAGGTTGTCCAGAGTGCTAGTTGTGGATAATGTGTCTGCCATTTTCTTGTTTCACCCGACCTGTGGCACTGCGTTATTGATGAGGGAGTAGCTTTTCCAGTATTTTCTCCTGCTCTATTGAAGATTTCCCCTTCAAGAGCTCGTTGACCTTTTCCTCTGTCAAAGCCTCGGATGATGTCGTTGTCGGAACAGAGGGGGCGATACCTCCGGGCACTATTGGCGCCCTGGGTGTTGACTGTGCCGCAGTCGGCCCCGTGTTTCCTTGCCTGCCCTTTTGAATCTCAAGGGCGTCCTGCCATGTCAGGTGGGGACGCTCCTTTCGTATCTGCGTAAGGGATGCAAGCATTTCCTTAGTGAGCATTTCGGCATTATTGCCTGTCATACGGCTGAGCGCAAGTTGGGATTCCAGGTTGTCCATCCTTCCTGAAACTCCGGCCGCGATGGTTCCCCCTATGGCATTGGACATCTTCTCCATAGCCATTGCCGGGTCTTCCTCGAAGTCCTTGCGCACCCTGGCAAGAAAAGCCTCATGCGCGTTTGTTTGGTCGGCAGATAAAGGCTGGGCAAGACTCTCCTGTCTGAGACGGGTCAATTCCTTCTCAGCAGCCAGGTACTCGTCAAGCGTAGCCTTTGATTTCTGTAGTTTTTCCTCATCCAACGTACCATCCGGCTTCTGGAACTTTTCAGGCACTTTAGCCGATTGTTCCACAGGCTTTTGGGCCTTTGGAGTCGGTTCCGGGGCTATTGGTTCCTGCGGGGCCGCAACTAAAGGCTCCGGCTCTGGAGCTGGGGGCGCGGCGTCAACTTTCGCCTCTATCGCCTTTTTAAGCTCCTCTTCAGATAAGCCCACTAATGCCGGGTCTACCTGCGGTATCTCAAAATCGGTGTTTACTGAAACACCTGATTCGAGTCCCGTGTTTGGGTCTATGTTTGCCATGTTTCTACCTCTCTGGTTGTCCCCTTGCGGGGGCCATCTGCGGCGGCCCTTGCGGGTTATCGCCGTTTAGACTCTGTTTTTAAGACAGCCTCTAAATCTGACAGGCGTTCAAGCAATTCGTTAAAAGCATTTGCCTGCGCCCGTATGTTAAACCCCTTCCTGGTAGTCAAATCGTTTGCCGACATTTTACGCCATTTCAGGTATATCTCCTGTCGCATTTCCTCTATAATCTCCAATACAACAAGCCAGCCGCTGGAATCCTTTATAGTTAAAAAAGCGTTCGCCCTTCGCAGGTCGCGTTCCCTGTCTGTCATTGCAATGGCGACTCCAGGGGCGCTCCCAAAGCCCCTATTTCAGGTGATGTAGCTGAGGGCGGTGTAAATGCCGGCGTTGGCGTGCCCACATGACCCTGCGGGCCTAATGGAGCTCCTGGCATCCCTACCGGCCCACCGCCGCCCTGTATCTCAGATTCGTTCAGCAATATCTCATCCGGGTCGTCAATATCCAGCAGCCTGGCTATGCGTCTAGCCAGCGGCAACTGCTTAATAAAGGGCGACAGCTCATAAATTTGCTTAAACATCATGCAGGACTGCGCCTTCTGAAGCCTGTTTTCCATTGTAAATGTGCCGGTAGGCTTGAATTTGTAGTATTTCTCAACTTCCTCAATAGAAAGCAGTTCGAATTTCAGCGCACGCTCATCACCCAATATCCTGCCTATTTCCTCCATTGTGATGTTCTGGTATATCAGGATGTAGAAGTCGCGTATTATCTTGACAAATGAGGCGGCCTCCATTATGGCGGTGTAGTAGCTTAAAAGCTCAAGGGACGACTGTTTGAGCATCTGCATGCCCCTGGCTGTCTGATTGGTGTCTTTGGCCATCTGCCCGCCGGTTCCCAGAGTTACCCTGCCAACCCCGGTGGCCTCCTGCGCCTCACGCTCAAGTTCAAGGGTCTCCTGGAACTCGCTGGGTTCTGTCCTGCCAAGTTCAATCTTTTGGACAGCCTTTCGCACGTCGTCATACCTGCGCCTTGTTATTCTAATCACGCCGCCGGCCTCAGACATAAGGTCTTCGTCAGCGTCCACAAGGGCGTCATCCATGACCGCCAGCATCAGGTTCATACGCAGTGTGCCGTTATCCACGCGCTGATTACGCAATTCGTTTATTTCTTCCTGTATCCCCCATAACAATTCAGGCACGCCTATCCCATAATGGCAGCCTGGAATGCGTATATAATCCAGCTTATTGAAAATGTTATCGCCATCATAGGAATCGTTTTCCTCTACATTAAGGACTTCATTGCCGTCCTCGGTCATTATGGCCTTGGCTGGAATTATCTCCTCGCCCTCGTCCTTGCCGAATTTCTCGTTGAAATAAATCCATTTACGGGGCAGCCGCCCCCAGAATTCGCATATCGTGTGAGGTTTCTCGAAATCAGTCCTTTTGATTGGACTTACATCAGCCTCGCCCCTGTCGGCCTTCTCCTCACGCTTGTCCTCCGGCGTCTCGTCTCCCTCACGAACATTGCGCAACCGTTCAACAGCGTCCCTGTAAAAATAGCCTTCCTGAGCGCCTTTAAACATCTCGCCATACGTCATCTTCGCCCTGTGGAACAGCCATGACTTCTTGAACGTGGGGTCGAACGGGTCAGGGAAAATATCGTGAATATCAGTCCAGTCGTACACCACGCCCCTGAAGGTTTCAACCTCTTTCTCGGTGGTCTTGTATTTGACGGTCTTGGGCAGCCTGCCAGTCCTGAAGAAATTTACAATCTGCTCCATGACGTTCATTTCAGACTTTTCACGCACAGGCTCGCGTATCTTGCGCTTTTCCTTTATGGTCTTCCAATATAACTTGCTTATACCTGAGCCATAGGTAACACCCTGGTCTATCTGGTCGTTGAACTTAACTTCAAAATTGGCCTTCTCCATATAATAGAGCACCAGTTCTTTGAGCATCTTCGCCTGCTCATGCTCGCCGCCCGTGCGGGTCTCTATATCAAAATGGGGCCTGCCGCCTATCAGGGTTCGGTATACCTGCGACTTTACGCGCTCCTTATGCTTGATTGTAAGCGGGACGAACATCGTTATCTGCCATTGCTTTTTCTTGGCAAGTTTATCCGGGTCGTAGACATTCCTTGAATTGCGGTGGTACTTATCCCAATTCGGCTCGTGCGATGTGCGCCGCCATTGTTTTGAGGATTCATAGCAGGACTTTAAATACGCCTTGAGGTCGGCGAATCGTGTTGAACGCTCTGTTTCAAAGCGCTGCTTGTCTTTATCGGCTTTTATGGCCGTTATGTTCTTCTCTATGTCAATCAGTTTTTCAGAGTCAGTTTTACGTTGACGAGGCATGTTTTTAATCCTTCCGCAAGTTTAACAGCCACAAAGTCGCAATCGCTTTCAGTCATATACAGGTT